GGCTGTAGCAAAATACTTACCCGAAAAGGTTTACAGGTTTAACTCTGCCGTAGAATCGTTTTATAGGTCAGCACATTATTTTGACAAGGTTGGAAAGGGTTTCCCGGTCGAACAGGCAATAGCTTCTGTAAACGAATTTCTATTTAATTACTCTAATATGAGTACAACACAGAGGGCAATATTTAGAAGAATTGATCCGTTCTGGAACTGGCATAAAAACATAATAAGACTTGCAGTATCTTATCCAATAAAATATCCACAGAGGTTTATGTTTCTTGAATTTGCTAACAAAATTGGGACAGAGGCTTATGATGATAAACTTCGTGCGGCAGGGGTAAATCCTGATGACGTACCAGAATATTATAAGCACATGATACTGCTGCCCTGGAAAGATGAAAATGGAGAAGACTTTTATATCTCACTTCGTGGAATGGACCCGCTTGCCGATGTGAGTTCAGTAGGAATTCAAAGTCTGCACCCTATTTTAAAAACTTATATTGAGTGGCAAACTGGACTCAAATCTTACACTATGAAGCCTTTTACATCTCCTTATTCAGTTTATGGCAAGTACGAAAAGGTGACTCCGCCAATGTGGAGAATGATACTTAATAACTTTCCGCAATTCAGGGTTATTGAAGATGTAATAAGACCTTATGCTATTTACGATACTGGAGAGCCTATGGTTAATAAGTGGGGAGAGCCAGTTTATGATAAAAATAGATTACTTTCTGTGCTTTCAATAATGGGATTTAAAGTTACTCCAAGAGATATAGATGAGATATATAGGAATATAAGAGAAGAAGAACAGGCAAAAAGAAAAAGACAGTCAAGTTATGAGAGGTCGCTTGAAAGTTTTAAGCAAAAGCACCCTGAAAAGTGGTATAATACAAACAAATGAAAACTTACAAAAAAGTCCTGATAGCAATAGGTGCTTTAGTATTAGATTTTTTAATAACATACTATGGCGTAAGACTCGCTATTTATTTAGAATGGACTCCAGGAGGATTTGTAGATATATGGACAGTAATACTGCTTATGATATTTGGAACTCCTTTTGCATTAGCAGCGGTAATTTTTATAGCATTTATGCTTTTTAAAATAGTTCGCAATATATACATTCATATAAAATATGGACTTGAACATACAGACCAGGATAATGACGGTCTTTAAGTAGAAATAATTAAAATTTAATATAGGTATAGCTCTCTTTTAGAGGGCTTTTTTATTTGGGGAAGGGGAGCATATGGCAGAAAAAAATAACTCATTAAAGCACATAGACATGCTGATTATGGAAAAGAAAAAATGCATAAAGGATAAAGATGTATGCGAATATATTGAACTTTGCTTTATACGCTCAACTATGGTTGCTGAAAATATTGCAGTAGCGGTTAAGGAATCTTTTGACCAAGTAACGACAGAATACAGCAAAAGATTTGAAGTATTGACACAGGAATATAGTAAAAGGTTTGAAGCAATAGCAAATGAACTTCAAGGATTAAGAAAGGATTTAGGCTATGAAAATGGAAAAGACAATTAAAATTCCTAACTTAGTTAAAATGCATGATTTAGAGATAGGGGAGATTAAGGAAACCCTATATGGAGATGAAAAGTCAAATGAGATAGGAGTCTGCAAAAAAGTAAATCAGATGTATAGAAGCTGGATCATATCTACCGTAATTTTAAAGTACGTATTTCCGATAATCTCGGCAATAATAATCCTACTTCTTTCGATAATTATTAATAAAATTTTTGGAGCTTAAATGAGTATAAGAACAATAGACTCTTGTGCCTTGTCTGTAAACATGGTATCTAAAGAATTATTTGGTGCTGAAACAAGGCTTTTTATAGGTGGTAAACAGTCTAAATGGGACGAGGTCTCTAAGTATTGCCTGACAAATAATAAATATCTTATAGTTACTCCCTGTATAAATCGTAATGATGGAAGTGGGCATTATCCAAGTGATACTGAATGGATAGCATTTATTGATAGTATGTGCCAGAAATTAAGAAACTGGGGAGCAAATAGGAATAACTGCCGAATTAGTTTAGTAAATGAGCCAATGAAATTCTGCACTCGTGAACAGTATAAACACTTGATTGACTTAGCTTATCCTATAGTACATGGACATGGTTTCTTATGTGGAGCTGGAAATGAAGAATTTTTGACTGCACAGGCTAAAGGGAATATGTACCAGTATATTTTAGCTAACTGTAAGTTTGATATTTTAGATGTACATATTCAGGGTTCATGTGATAACAAAGAAAAAACAGAGTTCTGGTGCAATAAAGCAAGGTCATGGACAACAAAACAGATAGACTGTCCAGAGGCTTTTTATGCTGATATTGCTAAACCCGAAGGCTGGAGTCTACTGAAAACACAACTTAACTGCGCTGAAAATATATTAGGCTGCCAGAACTTTGGTAATGTATTTAATAACCTTGATACTACGATGTTTCCATTTAACACATCTGGCTGGCATAAATTATGCTTTAAGATAAATGGTGTATTTAGAAATGAAACAACTAAAAAATACTGGAATGAATGGGTAAAAATAGCAGGTTCTAAAGCACCGATACCGAATATAATTGAGGGAGAGGAAGATATGAAATTAGATACGATTTATAAAGAAGGCTCTAAGGGGATAGGGGTTAAGTTTATACAGAAAGTTTTAAATGAAGATATTAAACCAGAGCCTCTGCTTAAAGTAGATGGTATATGGGGAATTAAAACAAATGCTGTTGTACTGAAATATCAGGAAAAATATAATCTGTCTCAATACGGCGGAGCTATTGGACCAAATACTATGCAGGACATGATAAAACAATACCCTGATATCTGGGATAACATTCAATATTTATGGGCTATAGGAGTGAGAGCATGAATAATAATTGAATAGTGGAGTTAAGTTAAGTTAAGTAAAGTTAAGGTTTAGATTAAAGTAAAGTGAGGTGATATTAATGAATAAAAAGTTAAGTGAAGAAAATCCACCTAAATGCGAATGTAACTTCTGTGGTGCAGAATATACTTATGAAAATAGCAATGACCCAAATGTTATCGGCAGAGATACAACAAAACACTCGGATTGGTGTATAAAGATAGCAAGAAGAATTTACGATAGATTCAATGCAACATTTAGAGAAATTTACAATGTAATTGAGTTAAGTTTAGATGACAAAAGAGCAGAAACAGCAAAGGATTTAATTGGTAATACCATTATGGAAACCAGGAATGATTGCACCAATATTGTAGTAAATTATTTTGTTAAAAATGGAGTCGAATCGGTTAGCAAACTTTAATTAGTGGCTTAACTCCACTACTGAATTATTACAGACATATATGGCTTATGAATAAACAAGAAGTAATAAATAGATTAAAACCTATAATTGATAGAATAGGATATAAAAATAAGTGGCTGCTGCATAAAAAATCTCTTGCTATGGCTCAGATAATTATTGAATCTAATTGGCTTCGTTCATCTCCAAAAAATAACTGTCTTGGTATCAAGTGGACATCAAAATATCCCGAAAGCCGTAAGCAAATGCTATGGACGAAAGAGTGGGTAAATGGAAAATACGTTTCAGTCCTTGCACCGTTTTTAACTTTTCAGTCTATTGAGCAGTGTATAGAAGAAGGCTACATAAGAATACTATCTCTTGACCGTTATAAAGAGACAAGGGAGGCAATAGACTGGTGGGACGCTACTAACCAGATAAGAATTGATGGTTATGCAACCTCGCCAGTATATAGTGATACTCTAAGAAATCTAATCCTAAAAGAACAGCTTTATAAGATTGACTGGATCCGCCCTTATGATTGGCAACTCGAACTTAACTTCTTATGGGGTGAGACTTTTAGTCCAGTAAGATTTAAAGGAAAAACCTATACCAGAGTAATAGAATCACCATTAGAGTATTGGCCTAATATAATTGATTTAGCTACCCAATTACAGATTGGCCGGGATTTTATAGGTCAGCCTTTTGTTATAACTCCCAGAGGTGCATGGGGGAGAATTACCGAATATAACTATCAGTGCGGTGGCGCAAAAGCCAGCCAACATTTAGAATGGAACGCAGGAGATATTTATACTCCTAAAAAACTAACTACTTATGAATTCTACAAAATTATGAATGAAAAGACAGATTGCTCTGGTTATGGAATTGGGAGTAATTTTCTGCATATAGATAGAAGAAAAGACAAGGATAGAAAATTAATTAAACCGCCAAAGGTTTGGTATTACTAATCAGCCAGATAGAAACCGCTAACTATGGAGGCGGTGTATGAAGATGGCGGGCAGTCAATGGGTAGAGTGCCATAGCCTCAAAGACCTTATTTTGACTTGCTAATGGGCGGGGGTATAAACTACCCCTAACCCTGACTTTTTTATAAGGGGGTGAAATTATGCTTATAGATTTTTTAGATATTGCAATTCTTACAGTTATAACTCTGGCAATAGTCAACGCTATAAAATCAGCAGTAGGAGATAAAATAAAAAGTAACTGGTATATACTTATATCAGCAGGTATCGGTGCAGTGATTTATGCCATAGGTCTTTATGCTCCTGACGCTGTTAAAGGTTTTATTGCAGTTGGTCTAATAGCCAGCGGGTTGTATGATATAACAAAGAAAACTTAAATAACCCCAACAAGGATAGTCTCCTTGCGATGAAGGCAGTGACATTTTTGTTATTAATTAGCGGATCTGTTACTGCCTTTTTTTATTTATCGAAGTTTATCAGGCTTTCCATATCCATAATGGAGATATTGCTGAACCTCTGATAAATTTAACCTCTGCCAGAATATAGTTAGAACTAATATTAGACCTAAAATAGAAAAACACCATAGAATTAAAGAGATTCTTGCGGTTATCATTGAATACCTATAACCATTGTTAAGACCTATTAATGTTAATATAAAAAAAGCAAGAATACCGCCAAATATTATATTTGCTAAAAAACTTGTTATTAAATCACCCTCATAATATATAAAGCCAATAGAATGTTGGTAAAATGTGTCAATAAAATCTATAAAACAAATTAACCAGTAGATTCCAGAAGCAATAGCATTTATCCAAATTAAAATTTTTATTCCTACTAATTGTTTAGATGCTTCAATTTTTAAATTATTCATTTGAATTTCTCATAATCATATTTAAAATTTTTTATGCTTTTTTAATCTTTTATATTTATCTAATTTAACTACATTAGAACTATTATAGTTTTTTACAGATTTTTTTTTGACTCGACTTCTGGTTCTTCAAGTTCTTCTTCAATTTCTTCTATCGGTCTACCGTATTCAACTTCTACTTTTTTAAATTTCTTGGATTGTCTTAAACAATAATCCAGAAATCTTCTTTCATTTTCTATAAATTCTAATAATTCCTGCAGTCTATATTCGTAAAAGTAACTTGGTTTCACTTTAAATATTTTAGCAAGTTCTATTAAAATCTTTTTTGGTACAGGTGATTTTCTACGTCTATTAGGCAAGTTCCAAGCATAACTATCTGTAATGTCTAATTCTCTTGCTATTTTACCATAAGAAATATCTGGAGAATTTTCCTTCAGTTGTAAAAAGGCATCACCAAAATTTTTATATGTTTTATTTTTCATAACTTATAATCCTGTAATTTTAATAATTTTTATTTTATATTATACCACTATATTAATATTTTTCAAAATTTGTGAAAATAATAGAACAAAAGTATTGACTTTTAATTTTTAATGCTTATAATCATAATTGTAATGATTGAAAATTTTGTAAGAATAGAAAGCTCCGATAATATATAAACAGGAAATTTACCTCTCTAAACTTACAAAATTTACAAAATCTGCAATTTTATTTTAATTAAATTATGAATAAATTAGGCGATATAATAAAAGAAAAGGGTTTAAAAAAGGGTTACATAGCAAAAAAGATAAGTGTTAGCACACCTACATTACAGCGCTACATAGAAGGGGTTAATTATCCAGGTACAGACACTGCAAAAAAATTATCGGAACTTTTGGGTTATAGCATAGAGGAAATTTTTTTTGCTAAAAATACTATCAATGTTGTAAATGAAAAAAGTTTAAGTGATGTAAAATGAAAGTAGTATGCGATAACTGTAAAAAAGAATTTGAATGGACACGTTCAATATATTGGTTAAGAAATAATAAGCATTTCTTTTGCGATAGGGATTGTTATTACGAATGGAGAAAAGACTATCACAATAACCACAACTGGAAGGGTGGTAAAGTTCACATGCTTGGATATGAATTTACATTTGTCAAAGATCATCCTTATGCTAATCCGATCGGTTATGTAAAAACAGCCAGGCTTGTAATGGAAAATTATTTAGGAAGATATCTTGACCCTGAAGAAGTAGTACATCATATAGACGGAGATGTAACAAATAACGATATAGAAAACTTAATGTTATTTTCAAATAAATCAGAACACCAGAAACATCATTGGCGAATTAAGAAGTTAGGGAAACAATTACAACCAAGCTTTAATTTTAAAGTACTTTAAAGCGTAAATTTTGAGAGAAAAACTATGAATAGTACATCAGGAGACAAAACAATAAGATACTACAGAAAGAAGATAGATATAAACCAATCAGATTTGGCTAAAACACTGGGAATTACTGTTACCGATATGTCTTTTATAGAAAATAAAAAGCTCTATCCCACACCAGAGCTTGCAGAGCTTATATCGCAAATCCTAAAAGTGCCCATTGGAGCACTGTGGAAAGAAAGCGAACTTAATTTAATTTTAGATAGGAGGTAAAAATGAAAACTAAATCTAATAGAGAAATAAAGTTACAGGCTAATCTAAAAGCATTGGTTCAACGCTTATTAATATCAGGCTTTCCCTATGAAAGTGATTTAGATAGATATGAAAAATTATTAAGGAAAATGTATGAACTAAAAATAGAACCAGAAATTTTACTCAAGAAAACTGAAAAAAACAACAATGAAAACTAAGCTCAAACAATTTATCTCAATACTCCTAATGTCAATCTGTAGCCTACTCTACAAGGAAACTGATATCCATATATCGGTAGATACTAATTATTTAAAAATTGTAAAGATAACTTTTAGGGGGAAGTAATGGACAAACAAAAACATTCTGAAAATTTTTACTTTCTGATGATAATAGGTATTTGTATAGCAGGAATAATACTAATACTTTTAATGGTGAGGTAAATGGTATTAAAAGAAATACAATCCAAAATAGATGAATTTTATAAAAAGGAAGAACGAAAAGAAAAGAAGAAAGCTAATGCAAACAAAAACAAAAAATAATTTCATCTGGTGCTATAGAAAGGATTGCTGCTACTGGCTGGCTGCCTCCGAAGATAGTGAGGGCGAGTTTGGTTTTTGCAAAAAGGAAGAAATAATAATTGATAGAAATGGTAAATGTAAAAGTATGAAATTGGAAGAAGATAAAAGTTCTGAAATGTTAAGGGAAACACAGGATTATATTGATAGTGTTAAATATGTAGGTGGATTTGATAAGGATTATCCAGTAGATGAAGATGATGGAGATTATTAATTAAATTTAAGGAGATAAATTATGGAAGAAGAAAAAAATAATGAAGAAAATCTGCCAGTAGGCATAGGTGCGGATAATTTAATCCAGATGGCAGAATTTGCAGAAAAAAGAATTAACGCAATAAAGAGAATAAAGATGGCAGCCTTAAAGGTTACATCTATTCATGACTGGGTAGATCAGAGCGGCCGGCCATACTTGCAAGTTTCAGGATCGGAAAAAGTTGCAAGGCTTTTTGGTATATCCTGGAGAATTGATGAACCTCAAAAAATCACGTCTGAAGACGGTCATTTTTCCTATACTTATAAGGGATACTTCACTTTGGGTTCAGCTTCAATAGAATTTGAAGGTTCAAGAGGTTCAAAAGATGTTTTCTTCTCAAAATCCCATGAGACAGATATACCACCATCAGAAATCGACGAAAATGATGTTAAAAAAGCAGCTCTTACAAATCTACTTGGTAATGGAATTACCAGGATTTTGGGAATTAGAAATCTCACCTGGGAAGATTTAGAGACGGCCGAAATTGATAGAAATAAAGTAGTAAAAATAACCTATGGAAAACCCGAAATGACAGAAGACGCACAGGAATTAAGAGGAAAAATAGAAGAAATGCTTATCGATATGTCTAACTTAAGCAAAGTTGAATTTGCAAGGCTGCTTAATGAATTTACATCTTTTACAGCTAAAGACGGCAAAGTAGTAAGAGGGAAAAGCAAGCTGGAAGACATAAGCGAAAAATCTATACCAGTTGTTTATGGCAAAGTTAAGAAAGCATATGAAGAATTTGATAAGGAAAGGAAATCCAATGGAACAGAACAAGGAAAACTTATACAGTAGCGAAGAAATCGTTGAAAAAATAAAAGATGGAAAGCGAAAGAAAATAAAACAGTATCCTCAACATGTTTGCCGTGCAAGTGAGATTGGACACCCTTGCGAAAGATATCTTGTGTTTTCAATAACCCGGTGGGAAGACAAGAAACCTCATGGAGCAGAGACTGAATTTATGTTCGAAGGTGGAAGACTTGTTGAGGATCTCGCCATAAAGGATTTTGAGGATGCAGGTTTTATTGTTTATCGGCCGGAACCTGATAAAGCAATTATGGCAGCCAAACCTACTATTACAGGCCATATCGATATCAGGGTAAATTTCGGTAATGGAAAAGTTTACACAGGCGAAATTAAGGGACTCAATATGTATGACTGGAACAGCCTGAACTCTCTTCAGGATTTCTTCGATTCTAAAAAAGTTTGGATAAGGAAATATCCAGCGCAACTTATGACCTATCTTCATATAAAGGGTGAAGAAGAAGGATTTTTCTATCTAAAATCGATTCCAAAATTTCAGCCTAAGCTAATCTGGATCAAGCTTGATCATAATTATATGGATTCCATATTGAAAAAAACTGAAAGGATAGAAAAATATGTAGCAGAAGGGATACTACCATCACCAATAAATAATCCGGGAGTTTGCCAATACTGCGGTTTTCTTCATATATGCCTTCCGGAGATCAAGCAAAAAGAACTTGAGTTTATTGATGATCCTGATTTTGAAACCAAATTAAAAAGAAGAGACGAGCTCTCGTCTTTGAGAAGTGAATACGAGCAACTGGACAAGGAGATCAAGAATTACTGCAAAGGTAGGGACCGCCTTATGGTAGGAGATTTTCTTATAACAGGCGCTGAGGTAAACCGTAAAGGCTTTATTGTTGCAGATACAACTTATTGGAAAACTACAATATCAAAATTAACAGTAGAAAGGAAGTAGAAATATGAAGATATCAAGACTTGAAATTAGAAATGCATTGGGCATTAAAGAATTCGAGATCTCGCCCGACAAGATAACAATTATTCAGGGGAAAAATGAGTCCGGTAAAACATCGATTCTGGAGAGCATAGAAAGAGCTTTATATAACCGGAACCGTAGGGTCGATTTTGTGCGAAAAGGTGAGAAGGAAGCTGCATTATATGTTGAGTTAGATAACGGGACAAAAATAGATAAGAAAGTTACATCGACCGGGGACACCAGAAGTAAGGTTATCCAGGAAGGGGTAATACTCGCAAAGCCAGAAAGTATGTTGAAATCCCTGGTAGGGGAATTTGCTTTTAACCCGATTGACTTTCTTAGAAAGACTGACAAAGAACAGAGCGAAATCCTTCTCTCATTAATACCCATGAGAATTACAGAAGAAGATTTAAAAAAATGGACTGGAGAAGTCCCATTGGTTAATTTGGATAATCACGCCATAAAGAATCTGGAATACCTGGCTGAAGAATATTTTTATGATAAAAGGACTACAGCAAATGCGGAGCTCAAAGATGTCAAGAATCAGATAGAGTCCTTAAGGGCCCAGTTGCCTGACAATTACAAGCCGGAGGAATGGGAAAAAGTGGATCTTTATTCCCTACATGAGAAAGTCCGAGAGGCCCGGGATCATAATTCCAATATCGTTGATGCCAAACTTTTTGTCGATGAATTTGAAGAAAGACAGAAAGACATTAACCGAAAATATGATATTGATAAAAAAAATAGAATTGACCTGGACGGGGCAAGAGTGCAGGAAATAAATGACGAAATAATCCGGCTGAAAAACGAACTTGCGACAATAAAAGGCCAGCAGGAAGAAGCTATAAGACAAATTGAAAAAGAAAGGGAAGCAGAACTTCTGGCCCGGGTAAACATGAAAACCGAAAAAGAAGAATTCTTAAAAAATAATAAACAGATAGAAGATTTGGAACTTCTATCCGAAGCTAAAAAAGCCGAAGAGATGAAAGGATACCTGAGCTTAGCAGAAAACCTGAAGAAGTTAGAAAAGGAAGAGATAACAAAAGAAGCTGAAGCTAAAAGGCTTGACACGGTTGTGGAGCTCTTAAGGGGAAAACCAGCTGAACTTCTTTCTAAAGTAAAACTCCCGATCAAGGGCTTAGGTATAAACGATAAAATGCAGGTTACAATTGATGATCTCCCAATAGCGAATCTTTCGACATCGAGACAAATAGCACTTGCAATCGAAATAGCCAGGGCAACATCCGGGGAGCTCAAACTTATTTGCATAGATAGATTTGAAACCCTTGATGAAGAACATAGAAAAATATTACTTGATGAGATTTCAAAGGACGGCTTCCAATATTTCATTTCAGAAGTCACTGAGGGAGAATTAAAAGTTTCAAAATTGGCATCGTAATAATAAAAATGGGGAATCCATAATCCAAAAGGTTGCCTGCTGAGATTTTGATGTGACGGCAATTTTCAGTAGGCTTCCCCAGATAAAATATTATGAATAATTAACATTACAATTAATTTAAGGAGATAAAATGAGATTAGAATTAAGAATTGATTATGAAGGGAATCCATATATTGAGTGTTTTGAAAGTGGAGAAGAATTAGAAGACGACCTAATGGAAATTTTTATTCGCAAGGCAAAGAAAGAGGGTTTAATTATTGTCAATGAAAATAGTATAACAACCATAGGTAATTATATCTCTATTCGTCTTGCTAAAAGCAGCAACAAACCGATTAATTTAGAAACCGTAAAACCCAAAGTTGGATGAGTGATTAATTTTGAGTGAGGTTGGTTAATGTCTTATCAAATATACATCTATATTTTATTAGTAATAGCAGTAATAGTTTTTTTGACAATTATTTATAGGAGGATTAAATGAACCATAGAAAATTTATAATACTTATCTTAATAGCAATAATATCAATACTTACATTAACTCTGCTTGTAAGAGAAAATCAGCACCAAAATATCATAGCCGATTATTATAATAGGGAGATAGTTAAAGAAGAAGCAAGGCTGGATAACCTAAATAGTTTTACTGAAAATTATAATGAGCTATATGTTTCCTATAATGAACTTTATAGTAGGTATGAAGAACTGCATAGAAATTTAACAGCAAATAATTGGCTGGAATATGAAATCACTGGATATAGTGCCAACGACCCAGAGCAGGGCACTAACAATGTAACAGCCACTACCTTTAACCTAGATTATACAAGAGTTAAGAATTTACCAATATGTGCTACTGACCCTGATATAATTCCGCTCTACAGCATAATAGAAATTAAAGGGCTTGGTGCTTATATAAGTTTGGACATAGGTGGAATGATAAGAGGAAACCGTATAGATATTCTCTTTGATAGTAAACATGAAGCGTTGAGTTTTGGAAGGCAAATATTATTGGCAAGGGTGATTAAATGAAATCTCTATTATCAAAACTAATAAATTATATAAAGCATTGCATAGGATATAGGTGGAGATGGTGATAAAACCATATTATGAAGAACCAAACATAACAATATATTGTGGGGATTGTTTGGAAGTGATGGGAAGTATTAAAAATAATAATATAAATCTTATTATAACAGACCCACCGTATTCTGTAGGTACAACAAGCACGGGCACAAAGGGTGATTGGTTAGATAACAATTTAATAAGACCCTTTTTTGAAATATTTTTTGACCATATCAAAAGAGTGTTAATGGAAAATGGCGAATTTTATATAAATACTGATTGGAGAACATATCCATTTTTGTATCCAATAATTATTCAAAAAATGCGTATCTCTAACTGTATTGTTTGGGATTATGAATGGATAAAAGCTGGTTCGCATTATAGATTTTCCCATGAGTTTATAATTTATGGTCAAAAATCTGAATCTCAAAAAAGAAAATTTAGTGCTTCGGAAAGAGATGTATGGAGAATATCACCTATGAATTTTACAATTAAAAATAAAAATCATCAGGCAGAAAAACCAATAGAACTTATCAATAAGATGATTATTAATTCAAGCAGGGAAGGCGACATAATCCTTGACCCCTTTCTCGGTTCTGGCACAACGGCAAGAGCCTGTAAGGATTTAGGGCGTAAATGTATAGGTATAGAAATTTCAAAAAAATATTGTGATATAGCAATTAAAAGATTAGGACAAGAGGTATTAGATTTATATGAATAACCAATATCAATTTTATAAAGTATATATACATTATAAAACGAAGGTGAAAAATGGACGCTAATAGGTTAAAACAAATTTACAAACTACATGGAGCGGATAGACTAATAGAAAACATACTCCGCAACAATGACGTAATAGAAGGATTACAAAAAAGACTTGAAGGATTGCAGTATCTGGGTAGGTTTAATCTTAATGGTAGGGATTATAGTTTTTATGTGAGGCAAGAATGAAGGTTTTAATTATAAATATAGATAGTAAGAGAATGCCAAATTATGCTCTAAAAAAGATTGAGAAATATCATCTCGACAAAGGTAATGAGGTAATATGGGATATGCCCTTATATATTGGATATGTAGATAAAATATATGTTTCATGTATTTTTGAGAAAAATAAAAACAAGTGTTTTGATTATGAAAATTATGATAATTGTTTTATTGGCGGTAGTGGTTATGATATTATAGAAAAACTCCCAGAAGAAATAGAAAGAGTTAAGCCTCGCATTAATTTGGGTTTTACCACTCGTGGCTGTATAAGAAATTGCCCATTTTGTATTGTTCCGCAAAAAGAGGGAAAAATTAGAATTGTCGGTGATCTGTTGGATTTATGGGACGGTAAAAGTAAGGATATAATTTTACTCGATAATAATATATTAGCATTACCAAAACATTTTAAATTAATCTGCAGGCAGGCAAGAGAAAATAATATCAGGTTGGATTTTAATCAAGGATTGGACTGTAGGCTTTTAAATCAAGGAATAATAGATGATATAAAATCAATCAGACATCAAGAATTACATTTTGCATGGGATAATATTGGAGATTATCAAGAGGTAAGAGAAGCCATAGATTTACTACAAAAAAATAATATTAACCGTTGTACCTGGTTAATGCTTACTGGATTTAATTCTACGTTGGAAGAAGATATCTTAAGGGCAAAATACTTACGGGATAGAAATCAAAATGCTTATGTTATGAGATATAACAATTCCAAATGCAAAGATTTAATACCACTTAGCAGGTGGGTAAATAATAGATCATGGTTTCACTCAATTACCTGGGAAGAATTTTTAAAAAGGAATTATGTAAATGTTTAGGATATAGGAGGCGATGGTGATGACAATGAATAATAAAAAAAGTCAAGGTGAAATACACCCAATAAAATATAAATTCTGGTGCATTCTTAGAGAAATTATATTTAATTTGTTTTTATGGATAAGAAATATATATACCAGAATAGATAAGATCCATTATGATTATTGGACACACGGCAAAACATTAAAAGAATATAAATCCGAAGCAATATTGAAACAAAAAAAGTGCCATAATTACCAAACGGGTGATTGTAATTTAAGCTTTAAATATTGTATAAATTGCGATGATTACTGGAATAACGATGGTGAATAAATTACCCTTTATAATTTTTATAATATTAATTGCAATTATAAGTTATTTATATTGTGAGATAAGGAGATTAAATGTCGAGAAGAAATTGGATTAAGATTTACCCAGAAGGGTTTTTACGTAGAACCCTTTATAAGGAAATACCCAAACCAGCGGAAAGGTGGGCTTGGATTGGATTGTTATGTTTGGCTGGGGATAATGCTTTTGACGGCAAAGTTTGTATAACTGAAACAATGGGATACACAGATGAACAGATAGCAGCACAGCTCTGTATGGAAGTAGATACCTTTAAGAGTGCTAAAAAGAAGATGATTAAATTTGAGAAAATAGCAGTAGATAAAAATAATATTATACAAATTTTAGGTTGGAAAACATACCAATCAGAATATAGCAGGCAAAGGGATTATCAAGCTGAAAGAAGAAAGAAACTTACAACGCAAACTTACAACGCAAACTTACGCATAGATAAAGATATAGATATAGATATAGATAAAGATATATATAAAGATAAAGATAATAATACATATAGCCCTGACCTTAAAGATAAGTCAGGGCAGAAACCTAAAATTAATTTTAATTTCTCTACTTCTATTTGGGAAAACATAACAGATAATAATAAAAAGATATGGATTGAAGCATACCCAGCTTGTGATATTGAGCAAGAATTAAAAAAAATGAAAGCCTGGATTATATCAGCTGGGGCTAAGGGACATAAAAAAGATTGGCTACGGTTTATAAATAGCTGGCTATCAAGGGCGCAGGATAGAAGTGGAAATGTAAATAAAAAAACAAGCGACTGGAGGCGTACATAATGGTAAATAGGAAAATATTTGATGATGGCTTAGAAGAAATTGAAAACGCATTTGACGGATTTTTAATGACTAAGACAAAAGCTGATATCTGGTATAAATATTGCAAGGATTTAACCGACAACAAATTTTTATATAGGATAGCTAATTGCATAAAAGGGTGTAGAAAAATACCTGCTCTTGCCGATATCCTGGACTGGAGAAATTACTACGTAAATGAAAAAGAAGAAGCTGACATAAGAGCTAAAAAAGATGAGATAAAAAATGAAGCAATAAAAAAGATGGAAATGAAGTTTAGAAAAGAAACTGATTACAGCACCATACCAGAAGAAGCTAAAAAAATTATGGCTAAGATAAACCCCAAATATAGGTATAAATTAAAAAGGAGCGTGATAGATAATGAGTAAAGAGAGATTTAGATATTTTTTCCTGTATTTTCTAATATATTTTGCAATGCTTATTTGTCTGGCATTATCAGTCTTTTGCTTTTTTGCACTTCCATACATTATTTTACGTTATTAAAGGAGTAAATTATGATAAGAGTATATGTAGCAGGTAAATATAATGATAATAATATTATAAGCGTACTTGAAAATATGCGATTAGGTATACGCGCCTGTACAGAGTTAATACTTAAAGGGTATGCCCCGTTTTGTCCGTGGGTGGATTTTCACTACTCTTTAATGTTAAGGGAGGGTGAATTGCTCGGCAAGGAAATATATCATGCCCACTCCCTAAAATGGCTTGAGGTTTCTGATTGTGTTTTGGCGCTACCTAATTATAGAAATTCTGATGGTGCATTAAACGAAATTAAGAGAGCCGAATATTTAGGAATACCAGTGTATTATTCGGTTGAGGAATTATTAAAAGAAAGCAAGGAGTAAATTATGAATAATAAAACAGACAGTATTAAATATGGATATCTTAATGAAGAAGAAACCGACAATTTTGAACCCGATAGAAACCCCACTAAACATTGTCCAATTCTAACAGGAACTGGAATTAATTCACTTTGTGTAAAAAATAGCTGTGCCTGGTATGATGACAAAAATAATCAATGTATTTTAATTACCATAGGGAGTAAATTATGAGATTAGAGATTAAAGGAGTTAATTAAAAATGAAAAATCATTACATTGAAACGATAGAAAAATTGAGGCAAGAAAAGAATAGATTACAGCAAGAAAATCAAGAACTTAAGAAGCAACTATCCAGTTTTGAAGAATGGGTAAGGGTAAAAGGAATTATACCAACCAAAGAGAGGATTGTTGAGGTATTAAAGCAATATCAAATAAGAGAAATAGAAAAATTTACCAAAGAAAATAAAGGCAAAGAAAGGTGTGTATGGGATAGAACGCCTGAGCAAATTGCCTCTGAAATTTTGGGAGATGATATAGAAACAGAAAGTCCAGTAATGCCTCCCAAAAGAGAATATGAGGTTAATGTGGTAATAGACAAAATAGAAAAAGGTAAACCGTCTAAAGTAGGAGATGGTAAGAATGAATAAATTTGAATATGTTATAACTCTATTAAAAAACGAACTTAAGGAGTATTACATAAGTTCAGACATGAAGAAAGAATTGAGAGAAGCAATTAGGATTTTAAAGAAAGAAAATAAAAAAGGGAAAGTTATATTTAAAGCAAAACTAAAAAAGGGAGAAAATCTATCTAAGGTAATAGAACAGGTTTTATATCCAAAATATATTGGTAAGGAAATTATAATAAGGAGAGAGGTAAAATAATGAATTACATTATAAGTGAGGAAGAATTAACAAGTGCTTATGATTGGTATTATAAAAGGGGACGCACTTTTAATATTATAAAATTCCTCAAATCCAAAACCCCCGTAGAAGCTATTGCAAGTGGAAAGGTCGATTGCCTTGAACCTCCTTATTATGTTGGCTACGATATTGTGAACCATAAATTGAGAAATTACGAAGGCAAAAAAGTAAAATTATGGGTAGAGGAGGGAGAATAATGATAATGTTTTATGAGGGTAAAAATGAAAACACAGGAAGAGTATAGCAAAATAGGCAAAGCCTCAAAACGTAAAGGTAATAAATTTGAGTATGACTTAATGAGATATTTCTTATCAGGTGGCTTTGATACTGATAAGGTTTCGGGTAGTGGTGCTTCCACGCACAAAAAGGGAGACGTAAAACTAAGGGCTGGATATTTCCACTTTAATTTTGATGCAAAGCATTATACCAAAATTGGTATATTCCGCTGGTGGAATAAGCATAAGAAAGATGTAGAAAAAACATTTATTCCCGGGATTATTTCGAAAGAGGATTATTCGGACATTCTGGTATCAATCAAATTAGAGGACTTTAAGGATATATGCACTGACTTAGAGGAGCTAAAAAAAATAAAGGAAAATGAAATTCAAAACCGAAAAAACTGAATATAAATTTATAAGTTTTTTAAACGAGAAGTCTTTAACTGTGTTAAATGAAATAGCAAAGCTGAGTAGAGTTAAATATACAAAGTCTCGTATCAAGAAGCCGATAGAGGAGAAGATTGATTACGACAAGTTAATGCGGCAGCCAAGTAGGAGTAGGATTTAAAGAAAGGAGAAATAATTGCATAGTTGGAAGTATAAGAAAATTAAAAACGAGCAGAGAAAAGCCAAGAGAAGGGGAAAACAAAGAGCGGTAAGAAGTGGGCTTTATATTAATCAAACAAAAGAGATAAAAACTGTAGGGTACAAAGATTCAGAATTCTTCAAAAGAATGAAAAAGTTAATATGGCGAAATGTTTTTAGGAGCAGGATTTGAGGAGAAGACAAAAATCAAGAGATGAACTTTTTATTGAATCTGTCACTAAAACTTATATGGAATTTTGTGATTATATAGAAAATCCTGGTAAGTATGGTTATATGGCTGTTCTTTGTAAATTAAAACCGCAGGCAAAGGAACTTATAAAAGCCAGACTTCTTGATATAAAAATAAAAGCTGAAGAGGATATAAGGAAGGCACGAAATAGTATGAGGGCGGCAATGGGATATTATGATGACACTTGACAAATTCTATTTAAAAGCTTATATTTCTTACCCAGAATAGAAGAATTATCTAACGAGTCCGACAAGGGCTCTTTTTTTATGGTCAAAATCAATGGAAAAAATAATCTTTAATGCTTCACTTCCTCCTATTCAAAGTGCAATAAACTTAGACGGCCAGGGAGATGGAGCAAGAATAAAATTAGATATTCCGAGAAGTGATATAGAAGCTGTGTTAAAACTTCAGGGATTATCAGGCCAGGTTTTTAGGGTAACAATTGAGAGTGATTAAAATGGATAAAAATTCTGAAAATACAGAAGAAATTCAGAAAATAGATAAAAGAAAATCAATGCCCCAGATTTTTAAAAAAGGTCAATCGGGTAATCCTAAAGGTAAACCAAAAGGCGCATTAAATGAAGTAACTAAATTTAAAAAAGCGATAGAACTTTTCGAAAGAGAACAGGGTAAAGATATTTATAAAATTATTTTGGAAAAAGCTAATAGGTATCCACAAGTATTAATTGCAATCTTTAAAGCACTTATACCACAGCAAACCGAATCAAACGTAAATATAAAGCATGAAAGTCCATATGCAAACCTATCTGACCAGGAGTTGATAGAAAAAGCAAATGACATTATTAACCGAGCAAGATCGCAGCCAATTAGAAGAGATATTAACCGAGCGTGAAAAAAAGGAGGCCGAGAGGTCTCTTTTTTATTTTGCAAAGTATATTTTAGGATTCAGCAAGTTTGATGAGAGCGTACACACGGAATGGGAATATTTTTTAAAAGGTGGTAAAAAGTTAAAGCTTGTAATAGTTCCAAGAGACCATTTTAAGAGTACTTTTTTTACAATATCTCATCCTTTGCAGGAACTTTGCAAAGATAAAACAAAGAGATTTTTAATTGCCAATGCAGTGTTTGACAACTCAAAAGCTTTTTTGACATCGATTAAAAATCAGATTGAAAGAAATCAAAGACTTAAATGGTGGGATTTAGAACCAGGCGAACCCTGGAGCACTGAAGAACTTGCAGTTAAAAGGGAAACACTTAACAAAGAGCCGTCAATTTCAATCGCTGGTATAGGCTCTCAACTTCCAAGCCTGCACTATGATGAGATAATCTGGGATGACCTTGTAAATGACAAGAATATCACGTCAAAGGAATATATTGACAAGGTAATCGAATGGTGGGCGCACACACTCTCACTGCTTGAGCCGGGCGGACTCGGAATTATGGTAGGCACATTCTGGCACTATTTGGACTTGTACCAGCACGTGATAGCTAATCTCAGAGATGATTTTGACATTTTTGTGCGGAGTGCGATAAAAGATGATGGAACGCCTTACTTTGCTTCAAGATTTTCACTTGAGGAGCTGGCAAAGCTGAGAAGGCTTAAAGGGAATTACATGTTTTCACTCCAGTATCTCAATAAGCTTACAAACCCAGAAGATGCCATTTTTAAATTTGAAGATATTCTAAAGTATCAGGATTTGCCGATGCCTGTAAGATATTTTATGACGATTGATCCAGCACTATCAGAAGACCCGACAGCAGACTACAGCGTAATTATGACCTGTGCGGTTGACGCAGATAACAACCTTTATGTTGTGGATTATTTCAGGGACCGGGTTAATCCAAGAGTCTTAATTGATAAGATTTTTGACAAAGCAATCGAGCATAAGCCGGTAAAGATAGGTATTGAGACGATAGCATTTCAGAGGATTTTATCATTTTGGTTAGAAGACCAGATGAGGGATAGGAATATATTCTTACCGATTGAAGAGCTTCAAACCTCAAATAAGATTAAGCCTGACAGGATTTTAGCCTTGCAACCGAGATTTAGCGCTAAGACAGTATACATAAAACCCTATATGGCAGAACTTGAAGATGAGCTAATAAGATTTAGATATCCCGATATGAACCAGGAGCATGACGACTTAATAGACGCACTGGCCTATCAACTTGAGATTGTCTATAAACCGACAAGGACATTTAAAAAAGACATTGTCTATATGTCCCCGGCTTGGTATGAGGAGAAGTTTGGAAGTAAACCTGAAGAATCAAATATTGCCAATCCACATGTTTACAAGTGATTTTATATGAAAAAACAACTTGCAATAATATATTGGACTGACGCAGCTATAGAGAGTATAGGCTCAATTTCTGAAAAAGATTTAAAAGATGTTGGACTTATAGATGGTATAGCTGTCGGTGTGATTGTCAAAGAAGACAAGAAAAGCATAACCCTTGCCCTTGACTGGTTTTATGAACAAAACAGTTATCGTCAAGTATCTACTTATCCAAAGAGTGGGATACATAAGATTATTCGTAAAAATATTAAAGGACTGGTCAAATGATATATTACTACAGATGTGAAAAGTGCAAGACATTATTTGAAGAAGCCTCCCGACTGGGGGAAACACTAAAGGCGTGTCCCTGCTGCGGAGCTACTGCTACTCGCGAGTTTCATGCTTGCACAAATATATATGTTCCGTCTTACTTTCACACGTCAAGAAGCGATATCTTTACTGATAAGGAATGGCAGGAATTAAAAAAAGACCCGAATGTAGAGAGGGCTAAATAATGGAAAAATCAAAAGCATTACAAAATAAATTACAGGCTGCAATAAATAGCCAAAAGCTAAGAATGAATGAAGCTACTGACTACGTGAATTTTCTTAAAGGCAAACAGTATCCTAAGACTCCTAAAAAAGATGAGGCAACGTTTAACATCTGTCATTCAACTGTTCAGGCAATACTTAATTCGGTACTCCGGGGTAATTCTTTTATCTATGTAGACCCGGACTCGGGAAGTCCTGAAGCTGTAAACCATTACCAGTTGGTAGAAAAAGTTATAAATTACTGGTGGAAAAAACTTAAAGTAAAATACCAGTTAGAACTTTCTACAATTGATTATGCAGCTTTAGGTCTCGGAGTATCTTACACCGACTGGGACTTTCAGACAGACGAAGAAGGCAGGATTGTAAAAGACAGTCCCTTTGTGCTTCATATCCCTTATGAGGACTTCTTGATTGATCCCGAGGCAAGAATTGAGGAGATCTACGAAGCAAAGTATATGATAAGAAAATTCATAAAGTCCACTAAAGAACTTAAGAAAGACTCAAGGTACAAACATACGAAGAACATAAAGGGAGATGTTAAGCTGTCAAATGATATCTACAAAAGCACTGATGATTCAATTGAAAGAAGCACTTTATATCAAATTTGGGTACTTGATGAGGAGAGTAGCTATGTAATGCGTCAGGACTCGGAAGATATCCTAAGGGAGGTAGAAAATAAGTTTGGTCGTGAGTATCCCTTTACCTTACTTCAGAACTACAAAATGCCTGGTGAACTCTTTCCATTCGGGGAAGTAAAGATACTGTACGAGCCGCAAAAGATTTTAAATCGTATCTTCACCCTTATCCTTACCCATGCCAAAAGAGTTTCAACAAGGCAATATACTGCAAATGACATGATAAAAATTGAGGAGACAAGAAAGTTAAAGGACGCACAGGACGGGGAAGTTTTACGTATTGAGGGAAACTCAAAGGCGAATGATGTCATATCTCCTATTCAGGACGCTCCACTGTCTGGAGATGTCTACAGGGCTTATGAGCTTATAAATAGTGCAATAGTCCAGCTTACATCAATTTCCGAATACAGGAGAGCAATTATGCCTCAGCAGCAGAGAAAAGCGACTGAAGCCAGTTTCATCGAGCAGGGAACAGAACTTTCCGTATCCGCTAAAGGAGAAGATGTAGCCGAACATTGTGAGGAGATTGCAAGGAAACTATTTAAACTGCTTACCAATGAGAACAACATAAACATGCAGCAGATTACATATAAAGATGAAAAGACTGGCAAGTGGCTCTCGTCCGAGTACAATAACGAGTCGTTTCCTGGAGAGTATTCTTTCAGGTGGGAATCCGGGGTACAGGGTCCAATAAATGCCAGTACAAGGCAACAAAAAGCGCTGGCCTTACTTGATACACTCGCAAATATTACAAGACTTAACCCGCAGGTTACCCAGAGAATTAACTGGACTGAACTCTTGAGGTCAACCTTAACAAGCTTTGAGATAAAGAACTTAGAAGAGATTTTAACTCCTGAGGAAATACCGCAAGAGATGGAGAATATGGAAGGTCAGCCTATGGAACAGGGTCAGGTATCTCCTGAGATGGTAGCAAATATTGCAAGTAAGCTCAGAGGAGGTTATTAATGCCGGCTGAAATGGAACGTGCATTAAGAGCACGGGCTAATAAACATAAGAATTGGTCGCAAAAAAGGAAAGATAAGTATGTTTATGGGACCATGCTCAAGTCAGGTGCATGGAAGCCATCGAGATGGGCAGAGAAAGCTTGGGATAACTACAGAAAGAAAAAGAAAAAGAAATAACAGCGACTGAATCGCTTTTACATATACCCACTTGAGATATCAGGTGGGTTTTTTTATGAAAACAAATTAACCCGGGAGGTTAAAGATGGACGAGTTAGATACTCAATTAGCAGAAGATTTAAAAGCACAAAAAGATGGCCAGGAGCCAGAAGCAGGGCAAGAACCTGCAAAACAAACAGAGCCAACAGAACCAATAGAGGAGACAAAGCCACCAGAACCTAAGACATTTGATGAGAACTATGTCAGGGGACTTAGGGCTGAGAATGCACGCTACAGAAGGCAACTAAGGGAAACTGAAGCCTCAATACCAAATATAGTTCAAAGCGAGATTCAGAGAGTTCTTTATCCACAGGGTCAGCAAGGACAGGGTTATCCTCAGGCAGGACAACCGCAGGAGTATTACGATCCGAGAGTAGACGACATGCTGCTGGCAAAAAAAATGGGTGAAATTAAGGCAGATCCTTATTTCGGCGAGTTATTTGCAGAAGTAGACGAGGAAGGCAGAACCTTCGAAGAAAGAGTTCTTGAAACAGCAGTAGAGAAGCAATGGCCAATAGCAGAGCTTGATGCTCTGGTATTTAAGATGGAAAAAGAAAAACTATTCGGACGGGTAAAACAAAAAGGAATTGATGAGGCATATAAAAGCATGTCCACTAAGGCGCAAGGCTCGGCAGAAAAAAACGTATCTTCAGGTAAGAGCGTTGAAGAAGGCGAAGTTGAAACTATTGATGACGCAGTTAAAAAAGCAATGAAAGAACACGGAGTCACAAGTTTATCAGAACTCAGGTAGTTTGGCTGTAGAGCAGCAAAGATAAAATCCTCCGAGTAAATTCAAAAGTAAAAGATAAAACTTACACAAATTAATAGGAGGATAAAATGGCACTTACATATTCAAACATAACCGCTTCAACTCTAAAACACTATGAGAAAAAACTCTATGATAATGTATTTCGCGCATATCCTTTGCTCGAGAGAATGCTATCAAAAGGGCAGGTAAAAGAGTTTGAAAGCGGAGAAAAAATCTTCATACCAATAGAATATGGAGAGAACTCAAACATTGGATGGATAAAAAAGAATGGAACTATTCCGCTTAATGAAGATGAGATAATAACCGCTGCTGAAGATGACTGGAGAATACTTGCAGGGTCAGTAAAATTTAATGACCTTGACAATGTTCTTAATCGTGGAGAAGCACAAATTGTTGACCTCATGAAAACTAAAATTAAGAACTTGGAAAAGGGCATGAAGAAAAATCTGGCAACCTGTCTTCATACAGCACAAACAGGAGACGCCATGAACGGACTTCCTGATATTGTCTCTACTTCTACAACCCTGCACGGTATAGCAGTAGCTGACTTTGCAGGCTGGATTGCAAGTTATGCAAATAACACTGCTGAACCTCTGGCAATAATTGACATGACTACAGCCTATAACACCTGTTCTGACGGAGCTGACCATGTTGACCTTATTGACAGTTCCCAGACACTGTTTGAAAAGTACGAATCCCTTGTCGCACCACAACTTAGATTTTCTGATTCAAAAACAGCAGACGCAGGATTTGAAAACCTGAAATTTAAGGGTGCAATACTGGTACTTGATAAACTTTGTACATCAGACAGGCAGTATTATCTAAATACCGATTACCTGTATCTTGCATGTGTAAAGGATAGAAAGTTCCATGCATTTCCAGCAGTACCAGCAACTAATCAGATAGAAGAAGCTGTAAAGGTTGTATTTTACGGAAACCTGATGACTTCAAACAGAAGGATGCAGGGTATGCTTGACGGAAGAACAGCATAAGAATAATAAAACTTTGAGAGGGTAGGGAAACCTACCTTCTCTTATTTAGGAGGTTAAAATGGCAGAATATGGAATTAAACAAATGTGGCCGGATGAAGTAACAGACTATTCCGCTACAGCCAAGAATGGTATAGGAGTATTACGTTTTGAGGGTGATAAAGTATACAGGTATATTAAAACTCATAGCGACCTGACAGGGGACGCACTGGCAGTAAGAAATGTTGTAAGCCTTATTACAGAAGCTACGGCTAATACACCTGATTGGATAGTTACCAATAAGTCGGCCGGTGTTGTTACTGGCGCTGGGGTGGCTGTATCTGTAATACCTGAAAGTTATTATGGTTGGATCCAGGTAGGCGGAATTGCTAACGTAGTAGGAGACGGTTCTGTTGCTTTTGGCGAGGCAGTTGTGCCTAATGGTGATGGAACTGTTGACACTATGGCAGCAGGTGAAGAGCATGAAGTAATTGGTTTCGCAGTAACAGACGATGTTGCTACTACTTATTATGTTGATATTAAACTTAAAGGTTTAATCTAAAAAATACGGCAGGTGAAATTCCTGCCATTTTATTTTTTAAAAATGAATAAAGGAGAGGAGTATGGCAGCAGATCAGACATATGCAGTTATAAAAGATATTTCCATAGGCGACTTAAAGATGGTCATAGGAACTTATGCCAATGCAAGCGGTAGCACTGGCGGAGCTATAGCAACAGGACTAAATGAAGTGTTTAGCTTCAATTCCAACTGCATGACTTCACAGGCTACAACAGTAAACAAGTGCGTGATTTCAGGCGGTACAGTTACCATGACAGTAGTTGATGATGAGGACGGCCAATGGAAAGCAATAGGAGTATAAAATTTTAAGGAGGTAAAAAATGGCATTCACATATGCAATAAAAAAAGACACTGTAATAGGAGACCTGAGGGCAGTTTATGGTACTTATGAAAGTGCTGACAGTAGTACAGGCGGAGCAATAGTTACTGGACTTAACGAGGTTCTGTACTTCAATACTGACTGCGAGGCTTCACAGGCAGGCACAGTAAATCTCGTGGCAATTTCTGGGGGTACTGTAACTATAACTACGGTAGCAAATGAAACTGGCAAATGGGAAGCGATAGGAGTGTGACAAAATGGCACAGGGAAAATCAACAGTAATTGCCGCTTCTGCCGCCATAAGTGCTAAAGCTGGTCGAGTACTTGGAGTAGGTATAACGGCTGGTGCTGACGCTGCTTCGGTTAAGATTATGGACGGTGGGGCTTCAGGAACACAAAAAACAGCAACACTTAACGCAGCTATAGGGGTAAGCCAGTACCAGTCATTTCCTAATGGTATCCAGTGTTCAACATCAATCTATGCAACCATAACAGGTACGACACCAGAGGTTATGGTTATATATGAGGATTAAGGTGATATAAATGGCAAGTCAATATGAAGATGATGGAAAAAATGTAATGTTAGACGCTCTTGGAGACGTGGCGGTTTATGCAAGCCTGCATATAGTAAACGGTACAGAAGTAAGCGGTGGTACGCCTGCTTATGCAAGAAAGGCTATAACCTACGCAGCAGCTTCGGGAGGTTCGATGGCAGCAAATGGAACACTTCCCGTATTTGACGTACCAGCCTGCACAGTTGCTTTTGTAGGGCTTTATTCTGCTTCAACAGGTGGAACAAAATATGCAACTATTGAAGTAACAAACGAAGTATTTGCAGCTCAAGGAACTTATACGGTTTCAGCAGGTACACTTGATTTGAATGGTTAAGGAGCATAAATGGCAATAGTTAAAGGCACAAATTGCGGTTTTGTTACCGAAGCTCCATCCGCTGACCCAGCAGGTTCGGCTGGCGGTTGTGATGCATGGCGTGACGCCCAGAAAGATACTACTCCAGCAGGAGTAAGTGTAGTAACTGAAATAGGTGTATGGATAGATAATGCTACACAAGAAGCCAACATGGAGTTTGGTATTTATACCCACGATGCAGTAAATGACGAACCTGATGACTTAATTGCAAAAGGTAACATAGCAAAAGGTACTGATGCAGGTTGGAAAAAGGCAACAGGACTTTCAATACCAGTTGACCCTGAAACTATTTACTGGATAGCTTTTCAACTGGACGATACTGCTACTGGGACAAACTTTAATAGGGATGATGACGCTGGGGAAAGATTATTCTGCCATAACGGAGGTCAGACGGAACTTCCATCAAATTGGGGGACTACGTCCAATAAACTCAATAGACGTGGTGCTATATATGCAGTAGTAGAAAGTGGTGGAGAAGAACATTCTGGTTCATTTGCATTATCAGGTGGTGGTGTAGTTTCGGCTACGGGCAAAAAGGGTGGTATTAGTTCTATTTCTTTATCTGGAAGTGGGGTACTTTCAGCTACAAGCAGTAAAGGAGCTTTAAGTTCAACAAAATGGTCTGGGCTTGGTATGGATATGTTTACTGTATGGGACGATGAGGATATGGATACTGAACTTGATATACTTTCAGCTAATGGATTTGAATATCTAAGATTAGACCTACCAGACTGGGACGATGATGAATGGTTAGCAGAATCTAAAGAAGGAGTTATAGCAGCTGTTGGCAAGGGATTTAAAGTTATATGGGGAGTATCAGCTTTTTCTGCTGGAACACTGACAACATCAAATTGGAGTGATTTTTCCGATGCTGTTTTAGCTGCTGCATTGTGGGCGCAAAATAATGGGGTATATGAATTTCAAATTGGAAATGAAGTAAATAATGCTATTGATGGCATTACGATATTAGATTCAGATATACCTGGGCTTATGAGGACTATTGCTACTTCTGCACAAGCTATTTTTACCAATGGAAACATTAGTTATTCAATTGGTCCGTGGGAATTAAATAATGTATGGGATGGGGAATCCCGTGGTGATATAGATATAATTGCCATGAATGTATATAGGGGAACTCCTGAAAGTACTGATTGGGAAGATGATATAGATTTACTAATAAGTAATTGGGGATTAGAACACTGCTATATCACAGAATTTAATCTTAACCCTACATCTATAGCTACTTATTCAGCAGATACAGACGTGCAGGCTCAAGCTACATCTGAAATGATTGAATACTTTAAGACTGCTGGCATAACAAGGGCACATTATTTCTACTGGAAAGCCGATGCAATGGGAGTAAGAAATGCTGATGGCTCATATAAAGAAAAAATATGGAATATACTTCTTACTTCTGGTGCGCCTTTCATTAGTGGTAATGGGAATCTTTCAGTTACTGGAATAAAAGGTGCATTAGGAATACCTGCATTAAGTGATAATGGAATCCTTACATTTACAGGTAGTAAACAGGGCTTTGGTTCATTTTTATTATCCGATACTGGAAGCCAAGAGTTTTTGGGTAGTAAAGGCGGAATTGGAGTTTTTATCCTTTCAGATAGTGGGGAATTGGTTTTTACTGGTTTAAAAGGTGCTATAGATAGTTTCTTACTATCAGGCGGTGGTAATTTATTATTTATCGGTAATAGAGAAAGATTTGGTGCTTTTATTCTATCTGGAGGTGGCAATCAGACCTTTACAGGTTACAGGGTAGAAATAAGAAAAATTTTAAGGTTAGGCTATCACAGGAGTTTAAGATTGTGAGGTAAGTTATGGCATACGATACTTATGTAAATATAAAAACAGAGGTAATGAGTAAGATAGGAATATTTGACAGTGATGTTGAAGACGTAGTAAAACAGGCTCTAAATGACGTCCTGCAGGAAATTTGCCAGTCTCATAACTTCTCGTGGCTTTATGGCAGTACGTCTTTTATAACGACAGTTCCGTATGAAACAGGAACTATTACCGCAACCGAAGGAAGTGCGGTAGTAACAGGTTACGGTACTATCTTTACAGAAGCAATGGTGGGAAGAAAACTAACCTGCGAGGATGCTACTTACACGATATCCGCTTATGTATCCGGGACCGAACTCACTCTTTCAACAAACTATGCTGGTACTGGTGGAAGTGGACTTTCTTACAGGATATATCAGGACGAATACAGCCTTGCCGCAGATGTCGAGGATATCCTGTCAGTATGGCAGGAAAACAGTCCGGGCAAACTTGTAAAAGTCGGTATTGAAGTCATGGACTATTACTATCCGCAGAGAAGTGCGTTTGGTTATCCCGTAGCATATTCAATCGTGGGATATGACAGCACGGGTTATATTAAAATTGCACTCTACCCAATTCCAAGTCAGGCAAGAAATATTTACTATCGCTACAAAAAAAGAGTAACTGAAATGTCTGCTGATGACTCTACTCCGATTGTTCCTTTAAGGTACAGGTGGGTACTTGCAAAAGGCGCACTTTATATTGTGGCAAAATATTTAGATATGCCTGACATCGGGGGAGACTTCGAGCGTGAATACAGGCAGGGGATAGCGGAAATAATTTCAGCGGATAGAAAGATAGACGAAAGAATAGTAAAAGGTTCAGGAGCAGAACAGGAAGAAGCGGAACTCGTAATTTTAGATTTTCCTTAAGTATAAGAAAAGGGGTGATTAAATGTGTGCATTTCCTACAAGTAT